ATGGATATCTAGGAAATCCCAACCTAAAACCTGTAGGAGTCCAGCAACAGTTTACTCCAGATCAGGTTCAGGAATATATCAAATGCGCTCACGACCCTTTATACTTTATTAAAAAATATGTAAAGATTGTTGCAGTTGATAAAGGACTAGTTCCTTTTGAGATGTACGATTATCAAGAAAATCTTATTCAGACTTTACATGATAATCGTTTCGTGATTGGAAAACTACCAAGACAGACAGGAAAAACAACTACTGTTGGTGCTTATCTTTTACATTATCTTTTATTTAATCAAAATGTTAATATTGGAATTCTTGCCAATAAACAATCCACTGCTATGGAAATATTGGGAAGAATTCGTATGGCATATGAATATTTACCAAAATGGTTACAGCAAGGTATTATAGAATGGAACAAAGGATCAATCCATCTTGAAAATGGTTCAAGAATTATTGCAGCAGCAACATCATCTTCTGCAATTCGTGGTTTTTCTTTTAACGTAATTCTACTTGACGAGTTTGCTCACGTTCCAACACAAATAGCAGAAGAATTCTTTACATCTGTTTATCCAACAATTACATCTGGTCAATCAACCAAGATGTTTATAATTTCTACTCCCAATGGTTTAAATATGTTCTATTACTATTGGAAGGGAGCAACTAATAAACAGAATAATTATGTTCCATTTGAAGTACACTGGAGTCAAGTTCCAAAATATCCTGGTGGTCCACTAAGAGATGAAAAGTGGAAACAGGATATGATTAAACAAACTTCGGAAAAGCAGTTTCAACAAGAAGTTGAGTGTGATTTCGTTGGTTCTTCAAATACTTTAATTTCATCTCAAAAATTACATAGTTTGGTATACACAAAACCTTTGATTCGTACAAAAGAAGGAATGAATATATATCAAGAACCCATAAGAGCAGATGAAAATAAAGAAAAAAATGATCACATATATTTTATGATGGTCGATGTTGCTAGGGGTCAGGGTAAAGATTATAGCGCGTTTGTTATCGTAGATGTTACAGAGTTTCCATATAAAACAGTTGTAACTTATAGAAATAATACTGTATCTCCATTGCTATTTCCATCGATATTAAAAACTGTAGCAAGAAAATATAATAACGCTTATATTTTAATTGAATCTAATGATATAGGTGCTCAGGTAGCAGATATTTTACATACTGATCTAGAATATGAAAATTTGATCAAAACTGCCATGTTGGGAAGAAAAGGTCAAACTATTACAGAAGGATTTGGATCCGCAAAACTTAGCAATCTTGGAGTTCGTTCTTCAGTTGCAACTAAAAAGGTTGGATGTTCTGTTCTTAAAAATCTTTTAGAGGAAGATAAATTATTAGTAGAAGATGCTGATCTAATCTCAGAACTTACAACATTTGTGGCAAAGAAACAAAGTTTTGAGGCAGAAGATGGACATCATGATGATTTGGTAATGTGTCTAGTTCTTTTGGCATGGTGTACTCGCCAGGATTTCTTTAAAAATCTTACTGATATGGATGTAAGACTTGCAATGTATTCTAAAGAAATAGAAAAGATAGAAGATGATCTTTTACCCTTTGGTTACTATTTTGATGGTGTACAGTCTATAGAAGAACAAAAAGAAGATCTTTCTTGGTCATCAGAAAATGATAACTGGTTAATTTTTGACAAAAAAGACATCAAAATTCCAACAAATAACAAATTTTGGTTGTAGATAAAATTAAAACTTTGAAAAAAATACATATAAATAGAAGTTTAATCAAGGAGAGAAAATGGCAAGACCAAATATAAAATTTAGAATTATTGATGAGTCTTTCGTAGTACCCGCTACCGAAGAATTATCAACAACAGTCGGTGCGGTATATAATCCTACAGATTGGTTAAAAATTTTAGGTACAACCGCAGAAAAAAGTACTGGATACTACTATGTTACTGATATTTCAAATTGGTATGCAAGACTTTCAGACTACATCATCAATTTAGCGGGTGGTATAGATAATGTTGCTGGTATTACTCAATATACTGTAGGATCATGTGCAGCATCTTATTTAAATGGTGTATATTCTGGCAATGGTATATCAGCAGGATTCTCATTTGAATGGTGGCCAGTCCACAACTTCCTCCAATATGGTGCTGGTTGTTGGGTTGGATTTGGTGCTTCTGGAGTAACCGCAGGATTCTTGAATCTTGATTTTGATGTTATTTTCCAAGGGGGTACTGGTGGTACTATTGGAAGTTATGGAACAAGAGTTACTGATGTAGTAGAGACTAGAGCATCAGGAGATCGTCCAGTAATTGGTGTTATTTCTGTTCCATCAAAGACAGGAACTATTACTGCTGGAGAACAAACTGGTACAGTTTCTGGAACAAATACTTACAACTATGTACGTGTCTATGGTGAAAAAGTTCACTTAGATACTACAGGTTCAGTAACAATCGAAACTCAACTTGCCCCAGATATTGCAGGATGTATCGCAAGAACTGACAGAGATTATTTCCCTTGGTTCTCTCCAGCAGGAGCAAAGCGTGGAAGAATTCTAAATGTTCTTCGACTTAAGAGAACACTCACAGAAGCAGAGCAAGATGCTTTGTATACTGATACTACAAGAGTAAATCCTGTAGTAACTTTCCCAGGAGATGGAACACTTCTCTTTGGTGATAAGACTGGATCATCTGATACAAGTACTCTTTCTAGAATTAATGTTTCTAGACTCTTTATGTACATTAAGAAAGCACTTGCTCCAGTTGCAAGAGCAGTTCTTTTTGAACAAAATGATTCTTCAACACGTTCAAGATTTAAGATTGCTGCTGAAGGTTTCTTGGATCGTATTGTTGGTCAACGTGGCATTTCTGAATATAAAGTTATTTGTGATGAATCAAATAATACACCAGAACTTATCGAAGCAAATTATTTCGTCGCTGATATTTTAATTAAACCAGTAACTTCCGTAAATTACGTCACAATCACCCTTACAAATAAGGATCTTTCATCTACTCTCTAATAAATAAAAAGGGGTTTAGTTAAATGCCATCATTAAACGAATTCAGAAACAACTTCTTTGGTGTAAGACCAAATAGATTTTTAATAGAACCAGCGTGGCCAGATGGTGTTGTTGCACCAGATCTAAATGATGTTTCAATATATGTTAAGGCAGCAGACCTTCCAGGTTCTACAATTGGAACTATTCCAATTGCATGGCAAGGTAGAATTATCAAATTCTCAGGAGAAAGAGTATACACTGACTGGGCAATTCAAATTTATGATTGCAATATTGCATCGAAAGATCTTAGAACAGGATTTGAAAGATGGATGGAAGCAATGGATGGAAGAGATGCCCACGGTTTAAATTATAATTTAACTTCTGACTGGGTTATTCGTTACAGCGATGTAACATCTGGAGATACAGTCACAAATACAAATTATAATAAATCAATTAAGTTAAAGAATTGTTTCCCAGTTGATATTGGAGCAGTTCCTCTTAATTACGACTTATCTGACAGTTTCTCTGAGTTTAGTGTACAAATTGCTTACGATTACTGGGAACCATATAACTAAGGAAAATACATGTCATTTTTATCTGATCTTTTTGGTTTTGCTTTAGGTAATAATAAAATTGAGGAAGTATCAGGACTTAGCGGTTCTGATACTTCTGCATTATCATTTGTTGCTCCTGATAACTTTGACGGTACTCAAGTTCTTGAAACTGGTGGATTTATGTCATCAGTTTATGACTTTGGTGGTTCCTTTATAGATGAAAATGCTCTTATCAATCAATATCGAAGCATGTCGCTATATCCAGAAGTTGATATGGCAATTGAAGATATTGTAACTCAATCAATTGTTTTTGATCGTGAAAATAAAATTGTAAGATTAAATTTAGATAACACTGATTTATCAGATAATATTAAATTCAAGGTTCATCAGGAATTTAATAAAATTGTTAAACTTTTAGATTTTGGAAATAAAGGATATGATATCTTTAGAAGATGGTATGTTGACGGTAGATTATATTATCAAATAGTCATAGACACCACACATCCAGAAAAAGGTATTCAAGAACTGAGAGCAGTTGATCCAGTTAAAATTAGAAAAGTTCGTAAAGTTGAAAAACAAGTAAAGAAGGTAAATGGAACAAATGTCCCATTAGTTTCAAAAGTTTCAGAATATTATGTTTATACTGACTTTGAAATTAATAATAATTATCCTTCAACTACAACTGCTGCTGGTATAAAAATAACTCCAGATTCAATTGCATATTGTCATTCAGGATTTGTCGATCATACAAGTAAAAAAGTAATTGGTCATTTACACAAAGCAATTCGACCACTTAATATGTTACGTCAAACTGAAGATGCGATGGTAGTTTATCGTATCTCAAGAGCACCTGAGCGTAGAATATTTTATGTTGATGTTGGAAATCTTCCAAAACAAAAGGCAGAACAATATCTTAAAGACTTGATGAATCGTTATAAAAATAAATTAGTTTATGACGCTTCTACTGGTGAAATTAAAGACCAAAAAAATCATATGTCAATGTTAGAAGATTTCTGGATTCCAAGACGCGAAGGTGGTCGAGGTACAGAAATTACAACACTTCCAGGTGGACAAAATTTAAGTCAAATGGAGGATGTTGATTACCTATTAAGAAAATTATACAGAGCACTAAATGTTCCATTGACTCGCATGGAAGTTCAGACTGGATTTAATCTTGGTAGAAGTTCTGAAATTACCCGTGATGAAGTCAAGTTCTTTAAATTTATTGAAAGACTACAAAATAAATTTTCTGTTCTTTTTATGGATTTATTGAAGAAACAGTGCATTCTTCGTGGTGTTATGACTGAAGAAGATTGGACTAAAAATTATCAAGATTTGCGTATAATTTTCAGCAAAGATTCATATTTTACAGATCTCAAGGAAAATGAAATCTTACGAGAAAAAGTTGACATGTTAAATACATTGGCAACTTATAACGGAACATTTTTCTCGACTAATTATATTCGTAAAAATATACTTAATCAGACAGATGATGAGATGGTCAAGATGGATCAAGAAATTGAAGTTGACAGACAAAAACAAATTCAACAACAATTACAAATGCAACAACTTGGTCTTTTAAATCCTGAAGAAAAACAATAAATAAATAACATTAGGAGAAATTAAAATGTCGAAAGCACAAAAAATTATTGAATCTCTTCAATCTGGAGATCTATACACAGCACAAAAATTAATCAATGAAGCACTCATGGTTAAAATGGGTGAAGCACTTGAAGAAAAACTCGTAGAATTTGCACCATCTGTTTTTAATGAAGGCAAAATGGCAAAGAAAGATTACGATAAAGATGGTAAAGTTGAATCATCTACTGATGAGTGGAAAGGTTCAAGAGATAGAGCAATTAAAGCAAAAATGGGTAAAGTTCAAGAAGATTGGACAAGCGAAATTCCAAATGGTGCTGCTTTAACTTCTGCATTGAATGATTATCAAAATACTGGTCAAATGTCATCAGCATTGGCAGCATATTTTCAACAAAATCCACCAGTAGGAACTGGTAAGAAGAGAAAATTCCCAGCAGTTAGTGGACAAGCACAAACAATTAATGCTGGATATGAACCACGTGGTAATGGTATTCAAGAGGAATGGACTGATCAAATTCCAGATGCTGCTGCATTAGCAGGAGCATTATCTACATATCAAAATACTGGTCAGATGCCAGCAGAACTTGCTGCATATTTTCAGCAAAATCCACCAGTAGCAAATGTTAAGAAAAAGAAATTCCCAGCAGTTAGTGGACAAGCACAAACAATTAATGCTGGATATGAACCAGATGAAGATCTAAATTCTTTAGTCGAATCATTTGAAAATGATATTCGTGATATTGTTCAAGAAATTCAAGAGCAAACAGGTGAACAACTTTCAGAACAAGAAATTGAAGAAATTGCTCATCAATATCTTGATCTTATCGGAGAGATGGCAGAAGAAGAATATGAAGATGATGAAGAAGACGAAGAAGATCAATCATAATAGGATTTTCCATGAAATTAATCACAGAAACAATTGAAGAAACCCAGACAATCGTAGAATCAAACGAAGCGGGTGGAAAGAACTACTTCATCAAAGGCGTAATGATGGAGTCTGGTGTTGTTAATCGAAATGGTAGAGTTTATAAACCAGATATTCTTCTCAAAGAGATGAGAAGATATAATACAGAATATGTTGATAAAAAACGAGCACTTGGTGAATTAAATCACCCATCTGGTCCAACTGTAAATTTAGATAGAGTATCCCACATTATTACAAATCTAAATGAAAGTGGAAATCAGATAATTGGTAAAGCAAAAATTATTGATACTCCAATGGGTAAAATTGTTAAAAATTTAATTGATGAAGGTGCTCAGTTAGGTGTTTCCTCAAGAGGTATGGGATCCTTGAAGAAAGAGGGAAATGTCAATTATGTTCAACCAGACTTTACCCTTGCAGCAATTGATATTGTTGCTGATCCTTCTGCTCCAAATGCGTTCGTAAATGGAATTTTAGAAGGAAAAGAATGGATCTGGGATAATGGTATTCTCAAAGAACAACAAATTGCTTCATATCAAAAACAATTAAAACGTACATCAAAAAGAAATTTAGAAGAAAATGCTATCAGATTATTTTCTGATTTCTTGAGAAGACTATGAAATATAAGTCAAAAAAATATAAAAAGGGTGGTTGTATGAGTGAAAATTCGTACAACTATATTCGTGCAAATATATCAAATATTGCACAACAAATCAATGAAGATTTATTTGCTGGATTTGGAAAAAGATTAGGACTTGCTGGAAAAGAGTATGGTTTTAGACTTCTTCAGAAAGCACATGAATTAAATAGAGCAAGTCAACAGCGTAGACTAGAACATGCACAAGAAATAGATAACAGAATATTATATTCTGCTATGCATAAAGCATCTGGTTTTTCTCCAAGAGATATTATAAATTTACAATATTCTCCCAATGCAAGCGAAAGACAACTTGCTGCAAGTATAAAAACTAGTGTTTTAAGTAGCAATCCAAACCTAGCAAGATATACACAAGCATCTAAAGAATATAAACAAAGAAGAAGAGCATCTAAACAATTTTCAACTTCTGCTCTTACGAGTCCAAAAACACTCTCATCAATAAGATCATCTCCAGGATCTGCTCCTCCTAGTGTAAAACAAAGAATATCTCAAATATTATCAGTAAATCCTAGAAAAGCAGCAGATACCTTACAGACTCTTAGAAATATTAAAAACACACAAAGAAAAAATCAATTATTAGCACGGGGTGCTAATCAATTTAGAATTGGATTAGAGACAGGTTTAGTTTAGTGAAAATTAAAAAATATCTAAATAGTTTTTAGACTTATTAATGGAGAAATATATGGATTACACTAGCGCATACTCAGATACAAATCTTTATAATGATGGCAGCGGAAAGGGTGCAATTATTAATCCCCCAATTGCACAACCAATGACTGGGCAAATGAACATGAGTTCATTGCGACCAGGTGGTGCTGCTATGGGAAACATCCCACAAGGATATGCTCCACAACAACCACAAATGGGTGGTATGGGTGGAATGTATGCTGGAATGGGTGGTCAAGAAGAGGTAATGGAAGAAGATTATCTCAACAGTTTGTTTGATGGCGAAAATCTTTCTGAAGATTTTAAGTTCAAGGCAAAGACCATTTTTGAAGCAGCAATCAATGAAAGAGTTGCATTTATCGAAGCACATATTGTTCAAGCAGCAAAAGAGTTGATGGCAGAACAAACTCAAGCAGCAAGAGAGGTTGTTCAAGAAACAACTTCACATTCGAATGAAGCACTTGTTGAACATCTTGATCAATATTTGTCATATGTTATCAACGAATGGATGCAAGAAAATCAAGTTGCAATTGAGAGAGGTCTTAGAACCGAAATTGCTGAAAACTTCATTACACAATTGAAGGATCTTTTCGAAAGTTCATTTATTGATGTTCCAAATGAAAAATATAATGTCCTTGATGATATCTATGCAGCAAACAGTGAACTTCAAGAATCATTAAATCGCACAATTGCAGAAAATGTTCAACTCAGAAATGAAGTTACTGCAAGACTTTGTGCTGAAGCATTTATTGAAGAATCTACAGATCTTGCAGATACACAAGTTGAAAGACTTGCATCTCTTGCAGAAGGAATTGAGTTCGATAGCGTAGATCAATACAGACAAAAGGTTGCTCTTCTCAAAGAGTCATACTTTGGTCAAACTGCTCCAACAACTCAATATTCACCACAATCAGGTTTCTTGACTGAAAATAGTGGATCATATGTTGCAACTGATTCAGCAAATCCAATAATGAATTCAGTTGTTCAAGCAATTTCAACTATGCAACGTAATAAACCAAGACCAGCACAAAATTCTGAAAAACTTTCAGAACTAATCAACCCAGGAATCGTTCAGGACAATTTTATCTGAAAAATTAAAGTTTAATAAATAAAAAGACATACAAGGAGAGAAAAATGGCAGATTTTGAAACGACACCTTACGATCAATTAGTAGAAAAGTGGTCCCCAGTTCTCGACCACGGAGATCTTCCTTCAATCGGTGATTATCACAAGAAGAAGGTCACAGCAGTTCTTCTCGAAAATCAAGTAAAAGCACTTCAAGAAGAAAGAACACAACAAAATCTTTTCGAAGCAGCACCAACTAATAGCATGGCTGGTAATTTCACCACTGGTCAAGTTGGAGCAGCAGGAAACTTCGCTGGATATGATCCAGTTCTTATCTCACTCGTTCGTCGTGCAATGCCTAACGTCGTTGCTTACGATATCGCTGGCGTTCAACCAATGACCGCACCAACTGGTCTTATCTTTGCAATGCGCGCTAAGTACAATAGCGTTTCTGGAGATACATCCACAGAAGCATTGTTTGATGAACCTTGGGCAAAATTTGCTGGTGCATCTGGCGTTGGTATTGCTAAGGGTAACTTTGCAGAAGG